GAAGAATATAATCGTGTTGGTCAAGAATATTACCAAGCACTGTTGAAAAAGTATAACGGCGATGAACGAGCCGCCGCCGCCGCATACAATGCAGGTCCAGGTCGTGTTGATTCCAACATGGCAGCCAATGCTGGTCAATTGAATCCAGCACAATTGCCTCGTGAAACTCAAGGTTATCTTGGTAAAGTATTCAACGCAATGATTCCAAGTGCCCAAGCAGGAACATTGCCACCTGGTCAAGCACAGCGTCCTGCCACAATTACTGCACCTGCCGCACCAGTTGCACCAGAAGCCATGTCTGTGGCTGTTGCACAACCACGCATGCAAATTGATGAAGCGGGTAATCGTTTGATCACCAATGCAGACGGAACAACCACAATATTGGGTCCCAACAACAAGCCCATGATGGCTGGCGGTATGGAACCTCGTGACACCCCTGAATTTCGTAATCGTTTGTTTGAAGAAGCAGGCAAAGACCCGTTCAAGTGGATGGAGATCAGCAAGCAACCTGAATTTGCACAATTCCCTGCAATGCAAACTGTTGCCAAAGAACAGGCTCGTGTATTGTTAGAACAAGATTTTAAAATGAGTGCGGCCAAAGAGCAAGCAACTCAAGCAATTGCGGCAGCGGCAAGTGGTGATCCACGAGCAGGTCGTGCCATTGCTGATGAATTAAAGAATCAAGAAGGCTCATGGGTCAAAATGATCCTGCTGGGTTTCCTAAGCCCACAACTGGCTGGTGAAGAAGCAGTTAAACTGGGATTTGGCAACAAGTGGTCAAGTGTAACAAATGAAAAAGGCGAAACGGCCCTGATCCAAGTCAATGCAAAAGGATTACCCCTAAAAGGTATTAGTGCAGACAACAAACCCCTGAGCCAAGAACAACTGGCTGGTTTTGCAACTGGTGGCAAGCGTGAATTGGATTTGGTTGGTGGCAGTTATGTAAATGACAAGACTGGTGAAGTTGGTCGTATGGTCAGTGATAAAAAGACTGGACAAACTTATATCCAAACTGATACAGGTCGTAAGCCAATGTCAGGTTTCCGTCCGCAAAGTAGCACTGGCGGATTGGCAGACATGCGTGCTCGTCAAGTTCAAGAGATCAATCTTAAATTGCAAGGCAAAGGCGTTGAGGAACAAATGGCTATCTTGCGTGATTATAACAAAGCACTTGTTGGTCAGGGTTTTGTTCCTGTTCAACCTGCTGAAGTCAATATCACAGCGCCACAAATCAGTGGTGGTGCAAGTGCTGGTCCTGTTGCACCTCAACCTGCGGCAGCACCTGCACAACCTGCACCTGCGGCCAGTAAAGGTGCGCCTGTTGCGCCTGTTCCATTAAGTCAAGCCCCTCAAGGTAGAGTTAGTGCTGGTGGTGCTCGCCCAACAATGAATGAACTTGAAGCAGGCAAGACCATTGCCAAAGAATCAGCAGAAGTTGTTGGTAAAGACCTTGGCACTACCAAGGCAAACCAAGGTAAAGCAGAACAAAATGCAGATTACTTGATTACCAAGATCACGGAACTTGTTGCACACCCTGGCTTTGAAACCAGTGTTGGTCGTAAAGGTTTGAGTTATGGTTTTGGTTTGACCAAGGAACCTATCCTTGAAGGCACAGATGCCAGTGATTTCCAAGCCAGATTTAAAGAAATTGGCGGTCAAAGTTTCTTGCAAGCAATTGAAAACTTGCGTGGCATGGGTGCCTTATCAAACCTTGAAGGTGAAAGTGCAACCAAGGCTATTCAACGCATGAGCACAAGTCAAAGCGAACGAGAATTTAAAACTGCGGCTCAGGAGTTCAACGAAATTATCCAGCGTGGTATTGATCGCAACCGTGTTAAACTTGGTCAAGAGCCAAAGTATGGCACCAAGCCAGCCAGTGAAATTGCCAAAGAAGAACCAGTCAAGAAAATGACTCGTGAAGACCGCGAAGCAGTTGAATGGTTAAGAAAGAATCCAGATCATCCAAGAGCCGCAGAAGTTCGCCAACGTTTAGGATTATAAAATGGCAGAGTTTGACCCAGATGCATACCTTGATGGTAAGAAAAAGAAAAGCACAGGATTTGATCCTGATGCTTACTTAAAAAAGACTGCTCCAGAATCAGCACTACAAACCTTTGGTCGTAGCACTGCTAGCATGGCTGACTCAGCCTTGAACGCATTAACAGGCACACTTGATTATGGTGCCTATGCTCTTGCTCGTGCGGCTGGTCGTAGTCCAGAACAAGCCACGGCTGAAACCACAAGTCCAAAAGATGTTGTGGGTCGTGCGTTTGGTGTTGCTGGCACACCTGGATATGAACAAGCACCGTTACGACAAATTGGCACTGCCATTGGTGAAGGTTTGCAAAGCAGTGTGATTCAACCTATTGCACAAAGCACTGGATTGCCAGAAGCAGACGTTGCCAACATGTTCAACACTGCTACTATAGCCGCTGGTCCAGCAGTCCCCAAAGTTGCTCGTGCGGCAGCGCCTGTAGCCAGAGGTGCCGCAGATACAGCAATTGGTCTTGGTAAAGTTGCCATGAGTCCAATCGAAACCACCAAAGGCGTGGCAGGCGGTTTATTCAATACTGTCAAAGCACCAGGCAAAGCAACAGCACCTTGGGAAACTGCCAGTGCTCGTATGCCTATTGGCGAAACATATATTCCTGCACCAGTATTAGAACAATATCGTGCAGGCTTAATCACGGCTGAACAAGCACAAGCACAAGCCTTGCCAACCAGCACATTACCGCAAGAAGCACTACGCAAAACAGAAGGTATGGTTCCTTATGCTGGTCAAGAAATGCGAGCCGCAGGCGAACAAATTGGTGCCGCATATCGTGACCCTTATAAATTAGGCGCTGAATTAGGTCTTGATTACTTGTTTGGTGGCTTGCCTACTATTGCCCGTGCTGGTGAAAAACTATATGATGTTGGTTCAAAAGCACGAGCATACGGTCAATTGGGTCAAGCAGGCTTTACTCCAATAAGTCCAGCAGAACAAGCCGCATTGCGTGTAGGTGGATACCATCCTGATTTCCCTACTGGTGCTGTCAAGCCCAGTGATATTCCTGCGCCTATTCGTGCCGCAGCCGCTGAACGAATTGTTCCAGTGCAACCACAATTGGGTTATTCACCAACACCAACACCTCAGACTATTCCCATGGGCGGTCCAGGTCGTCGTGTTAATATCGAAGGTGAAAGTTTTAACTTGCCTTACGAAATTGATACAACTCGTGTGCAACCAACTGGTCCTCGTCAAGCAACACCGCAACCAACCCTTGCGCCTGTTGCACCTGAAACCCTTGCGCCTACTCCTGCACCACTGGCACCTGCAAGTGAAAGAGTATTGGGACAAAAACTCAGCACTGAGGAAATCCTTGCACAAATTCAAGCACGCAGTGGCAACAAAGGTGCAGGCGTATTCCAAACAGCAGGTGAAGCACCGCCAGCACCAATTGACTTGGGTGCCAATCGTGCAAGTTTCAGCGACAAAATCAATCAGCATCGTGCTGGCTTGGAAGAAACTCGTGCGCAGAATCGTGAAATATTCAGTGGCACAGCAGAAAACTTGGGTCGCGGCACAGAAGCAGAACGCCTAGCCACAATGACTCCTGCTGAACGAGCAGACTATTTCCAGCGTCAATCAACACGATCAGAAGGCATGACTGATGCCGCAGTTGTCAAGGACATGATCAAAACAACTAGCAACACTGGTATTAGACGATACAAAAACTCAAACATTGTTGATAACAGTGTGTTTGATGAATTTGCGGCTGATGCAGGTGTGTTGTTGGATTGGAAATCCGCACCAGACATTAGTAAAATGGGGTTTGCAGAAGGCAGAACTGCCATGAACGACTGGATGTATAAGCAGATCAAAACTGATGCCAATGATTTGGGTTTAGATACTCGCACTGGTGGTATTCGTGGTCAAATCAAGGCCATGGAAGAAGCCAATCAGAATATTCAACCAATTAATCCAGCAGAAGAAGCCACTGCTGTCAAAGCCGCACAAGAACGCATGAAAAAGTTGCGTGGTGGTTCAATGGAAATGATGGGCAATAAAGCCACATTGGGTTCCTACCAAAATCCATTTAGTGATATTAACATGGCATGGGATGAAGCAATTTTAAACAAGATTGCAAGCCCAGCCAGCCACGATATTAGTTACAAGTTGCCTGATGGAATAGTGTCACGCGAAATCAAACAGCCTGGTAGAATCGAACATATCAGTTATGATCCATCTGGCAGCGAAACTTCGTATATCACCAACATCATGGGCAAACACAAAGAATATGTGGTTCGCAAATCTCTCAGAGATGGTGAAGTGTTTGAAAGCAAAACATATGCAGAAAAGCCAGAAGGATTCCCAAAAGAATTAGGTTCGCCTGCACCTGAACCAACTATGTCCAAAAAAGAGTTTATGGAAGAATTTGCAATGGCACGATTAAGTGGTGATAAGTTGCCAATAGGCACATACATTGATGGCGATTACACTATTGTGAAAAAGCCATTTAGAATTTATGAAAACATGAATTCGCAACAGCGTAAAGATTTCTTAAAAGCAGGTGGTGTTGAACAACTTTCTCAACGATTTGAAACTGCCACTGGTAAAGTTGATGTAGAGTATGCAACCAAACTTGCAAAACAAATCAAAAAAGCCATGAATAAAATGGACTAAATAAGCACATGAAAACAATAGAACAACTAACCCAAGTCTTTAATGACAATTTCGTGGCTTATTTCCGTAGCCATGTTAGCCATGTTAATATCACAGGCAGAAACTTCTCCAGTGACCATGAGTTGCTTGGGGGCATTTACGAATCACTGCAATCGCAAATTGATGTGATTGGTGAATTGCTACGCACCCTAGATGCGTTTATGCCAGCAGACATGTTTGACATAGTGGATGGTAGCCATATTAAACCCATGCCAGCACAAGGTGATGCTGACGAACTGTTGAGCATGGTGTTGGAAGATTTGGAACATTTAAAACAGTGTTACATCGAACTGAACGAAGTGGCTGATGAAGAAGAACATGAAGAAATAGCCAACTACGCACAAGATCGTATATTGGCTATTGCTAAACAAATCTGGCAGTTGCGTTCAACTTTAAGTTAATCGTTTGTAAGCATAACTGCCTCGCACATCATAACCGTTGCGCGAGTGCAGTTTTAAAAAGGCATCTTGGTCTTTACGCATGGTCGTTGAGCAGATGATGGGATTGTTAGTGGCACGAGCAAATTGCTCCCACTGGTTCATCATATCAGTGATTATCCGTAAGCGATCACGAGCAGAAAGTTTGAGATCAACATGCACCATGCGGACAACAACCATATTGTCATCACTCCATGCGGCACGATCATTACTTTTTGCCCAATTGTATGCCAAGAGTTTGCCATCAGCCGCTCTTGCAACTGTGAGTAAGTCGCTGCCAGGAAGGTAGAATTGATTTACCACAGCAAAGGTGATATTGCGGCTGTATGCCACAGTGTCAGGAGTGAAAACAGTGTCAATCTCAGTTTGAAAATGAGTTTGCGCCATATTAACGATATCAGGAACATCAAGTCCTGTGGCAAGTTGCCAAGAGTATTCTATCATATGCAGGTCCTTTCAATGATAGTGTATTTACACCAACTGTTGCAGGCTTGCTAAATAAAATATATGGAAAAGAACAAACAAAAAGCAAAGCCCAACGGAGGTCGTGGGGGCGCACGAGCAGGTGCAGGTCGTCCCAAAGGTGCCCGTGAAAATATCAGCATCAAGCAGTTGCTTGAAGCCCTAGAAGCCAAAAGTGGTGGTCGTGATTATGAGGATATTCTGGTCGAGGACTTTTTAGAGGCTCGCATGAACAACGATACTCAAACCACCCTGAAGTATCATAACCTGATCCTAAACAAAGTCATGAGCAACATGGCCAAGATCGAAATTACAGATAGCAAAGATGCTATTGAAGCAAAACAAGCGGCTTTTGCTGAAGCACTGGCACGACTTGTAGGTGTCAATCCAGAGACTAAATAAAGCATGACGCAAAAAAACAAACCTGGCTTGTATGCTAATATTGCCGCAAAACGCGATAGAATTGCCGCAGGCTCTGGAGAGCGTATGCGCAAGGTTGGTAGCAAAGGAGCACCTACTGCCAAGGCTTTTAAACAAGCAAGTAAAACTGCAAAAAAAGGAAAATCAAAATGAAAGAATCTAACGGCTACAAAGCCATTTATGGTGGCGCTGGCGCTGGTTACAGCCGTGGTGCAGACAGTATCTCTGGCAATCACTACCAAAAAACAAATCCAGATGCCATGATCAACAAGGGTCGTGGTCCCACAGGTGGTGGCACCAAAATGCCTGCTGACAAAGATATGATCTTGGGTTGCCATCAACCACAAGTGCGCAATCCAGGCGGCACAAAAGAAATGCCAAAAACTGGCAAAGAAACATTTAACTATGGTCGCGGACCAACAAAAGGAAACGCATAATGAGTTCAAATCCACAAGGCGGTAAAGCCATCAATCAAAAGCGCGGCCCAACAACAGGCAACGCAGGTAACACAACCAAGCGTAACACTTTCATGGACGAAAAAGCAACAACAGGCAGTGAGCGTTCAACTATTGCCAACATGATTACAGATGCGTTAAGCATGCGTGGTCGTGGCACTGCGGCAAAAATTGATCCTGCACTGGAAGGTTTGCACAGCAACACAGGTCCAAAAACTAATCCAACTGCTAACGGAAGCAAGTTGCCAGCCAAGTATAAGAAGAAATAATCATGGGTGCGCAAGTAGGCTTTTCTCAACCAAGCGATGTATCCTCAGGCGGTAAAGGCATGGGCGGTGGCAGTTATGTTGGCCCACAAGGTCCGCAAATGGGCTTTGGTATGGACCCTGCAACTGGCTTGCCTTTTGGTCAGGCTGGCCAAACATTAAATGATGGATTAAATTCAGCATTTGGCGGATTACCTGGTTATAATGACCTAAACAACGCAGTGCGTCAAGGTATCAACACTGCTGTTGGACCCACACTTGGACCAGCCCTTGGTTCAGGTTTTGGTGGTGGTAAGAATATGGCAAACCAGCGTTATGATACTGGTCCCATATTTGGTCCTTTACCAACAAATTCTGATCAACTAAATCCCAACATACAAAAGGGTTTTGGCATGCCAGCAGGCGGTTATGGTAACGACATGGGACAAAATTTAGGCGACATATTAGGCAATGTGGTTGGGTTTGGCGGACAAATGCTTAACCAAATCAATCCAGGACTTGCGCCAGTTGGTAATGCAATGGGACAAGTTGGTAATATTGCTAGCAATGTATTAAACGGTGCCATGGCTCAACCACAACCAACTAATCGTTTTGCACCTCCTAATGCCCCTGGCGTTAGGCAGCAACCACGAACAGCACCACGAGCAGGCGTTCCTGTTCAAAGTGCCAGAACGGTTCAACCCAATCGTTTTACAAACACACGCACCAGACCACGCTAAATAGAACCACAGCAACGGGACAGACTCCCGTTGCTACTGCATAGAAAATAAAGGAAATGAACATGCAAAAATCAAACACGCCCAACGAAAATCCCTGGGACGACACCGCCGCAACAGCAGAACCAGCGGCAAAAACTCCAACAAAACGCACACGAGCAGATGCCGTAGCCAAAGCAGTGCTAGACATTCCTGCGCCTGTGCAACCTGCCGCAACACTTGCAGGTGAGTATGACCTAGAAGGTTTAATGACAGACTTTCCAACAGCCACTGACTTGGAACGATTTGTTTATGATGAAACTGGTATTGTGCTACAATTAAAAGGTCGAGCCAACAAATTAAAGTATCAGGTTGCCATGGACGCACTCAATGGTGTGCCTGTTGATGCCAAATTCATTGGTAGCGAAAACCCATATATTGACCGCACAGAATTGGTGCCAGTGGAAGCATTAAAAGAACCTCCTACTCGTGCCGCAAGTTTGCCAGACCGCAAGCAAGTGCAAAATGTGTTCCTAAGCAACGTGATTCCACATCCAGATGAAGAAGCACGAGCACAAGATAAAAAGGTCAGCATGTTGTTTCGCAAATACGGCAACGGCATGATCAGTTACGAAATTCTAGGACCACTTGAGCAACGACCACATGGTGAAAAGATTGACAAGTTTGGTCGCACACGTCCAGAAGTTATCAAATGGGTTGATCCCAGAAGTGGCGAACAAGTTATTCAGCGCGAAGATGGCACCCTAACGCCACAGGGCAAACGCTTGCGTGCCATGATGCAAACATTCAAAGTCAATAAAAGCAACCAATGGGCCACTTGGATTGACCGTGAATTTATCACACTAAACGATTCAGTGGCACACAATCCTTGGGATCTTAATCAATAATGACTGATCCAATCATCCGTAACACGATGATTGACCAAGCACAGCAAGAGCGTATGACTCGTGATACGCTGATTCTACAAAAGGTCAATCATGCACATCGTGAAGCATTTGTGCAAAAGTTTCCAGGACAATGCGAGCATATCTTGCGCCTGATTGCTGAACGATTACAAGCAGTTATGACCAACAAGCCAGCCCAACTCAACGACCCAGAAACTTGGACTGCCACTGCCGCAGAAATCCAAAGCCTTGCTGTGGCCTTGCATGCAGTTTATGAAATTCACAAGGATATTGCTCATGATTAACTTAACCAAACATGCAACCAGTCGTGTTGATGCAGAAATTTCTCGTCATGCAGATCAGATTTATCTGCGTTTGGTTCGCACTGATATAGATACTGGTGCGAGCCACTTTACATTGGTGTTGGATGAAACAGACCTTGAGCATTTTATCTCAACCCTAATTGAACTTCAGGAATAAAAGTGCTTGGCGTAGAAACACTAATGGCAAGGGCATTGCGATACAGTTTAGACATTAACTCAGTAGCACCAGAAACTTATCGCAATTGGCCCAGTAACTTACAAAATCAATTACAAGACTTGGTTATCGAAACTGCTGATGACATGCAGTTTAACCAGTTAAAATACTTTCGTCCGTTTGAACACCAACTTACTTTCTTTAAAACAGGCAGTGCGGCAGGTGCAGAACGCCGTGGTATTCTTGCGGCAAACCGTATTGGCAAAACAGTAAGCACTTGTTATGAAACTGCCATGCACCTGACTGGACTTTATCCAGATTGGTGGGAAGGTCATCGTTTCAACAAACCCATCACTTGCATGGTTGCTGGTGAAGGTTGGAGCCAGGTTGCTCTTGTGCTACAAAATGAATTGTTGGGCACACAAGATGTTAAAATTACAGAAAACTTGGGCACTGGTGCGATACCTCGTGATTGTATTGTTGTTGATACTATGCGAAATGATGGGGCTAACTGTATTGGTGTTGAAATCAAGCATGTGTCAGGTTCTAAGAGTTATTTGCTATTTGCTAACTACACGCAAGAGGTAAGACAATTGCAAGGTTTTAAACTTAACTTGGCAGTTTTCGACGAGCAACCACCAGATGATTTCTTCTCAGAAATTGTCACACGAACTGCTACCACACAAGGTAAAGTCTTGTGTAGTTTCACGCCCTTAAAAGGTTTGAACGGATTGGTGTCAAAGTTTTGGAACAAGCAAGAAGGCTATGAGTTTATTCGTGTTTCGTGGGACGATGTTCCTGAATACGATCCATGGGGTCAGCCATTCCTGTTAAAAGAAACTCGTCGCCAGTTGGAACGAGATTACTTGCCACATGAGCGTGAAGCCCGTATTGCTGGTAAGCCAGTTATGGGCAAAGGTGCTGTGTTCCAGTTGGCACATTGGCCTACTTACACCACAGGTGAAATTGATTTTACTCGCATACCAAATATCCAGCGTGTGATTGCCTTGGACTTGGGTTTAGTCAATGACCAAACTGTTATCTCATTGATGTATTGGGAACCGTATGAACAAGTTGCGTATCTACATAAACAAATTTGCGTGCAAGGCATTGAGGAGGCTGTGCCAAGCCAGTATATTAACCACTTACTTCGTCCTGAAGTGTTTGGCACTCCTATTGTGCTACCTGCTGATGCTAGCACTCCTGGCAGATACACTATGAGTAGCAATAGTATCCGCGAATTGTTTGAAAGTTATGAACTCAATGTGTATCACAAGCCTATTATGAATCCACCTGACTCAGAAGGGCGTGTAACCAACCACAAAAGTTACGGTATCAACCAAATGCGTCAAATGTTAGAAGTTGGTAGCCTGCGAGTCAATGAAAACTGCACGCAGTTCCTAAGTGATGCACGCAACTATTTCGTGGATGAACGAGGCAGATTCAGTGACCCAGACGACACCATTGACAGTGCTCGTTATGCGTTATTGGCTTGTTTGCAAGGTATCTGTGAGCCGTGGGATAACAGAACTGCGCAACAACGCATGGCTGCGGCACGAGATAAGTATTATCGTCCCAGAGATGAAAGCAATAAGCCTGCTTGGAAAAAGACATTTAGTGCAGATTAAGGAACAGCAATGAAACAAGAAATGAACGGTAAGTTTTTGACAACAGTGGCAGACCAACCCCCTGCCATTTTGTGTGAAAATCATGCGCGAGTGTTTGAAATGGCTATGTTAGCCAATGAAATCCCTCACACAATTTATGAAATGGATGATGAGGACGGACCATACTATTGCCATGCGTGTGATTTACAAGTGGCCAAAGCCTACGCCCAGCAGGTAGAGGCAGCAAACACGCCCCGCATCATTATGCCAGGCGACTACAACTGATGCTAAATAAGCAATCAGTAAAGGAATCTTAACCAGATGTTGAATATAAAATGTATCCCAGTGCAGGACATTAATCAAAATAACAAGACTAATGCCACTTTTGTCCGCATGAAGAACCAAATGGACGTTAAAATGGCGTCTTACCTGCGTTATCTAGGCACCAAAAACGCAGTAAATCGCGCCTCAGACTATCACTATCTGTGTCTTGCAGTTACTGATTCAACTGCGCCTGTTAATGGCATTGACTACATCCACCCCAGTGTAAAACCAGTTGTGGATTACGCAACAGCCGTTATTGCCAAGGGTCTTACTCCCAATGGCGAAATCAATTTTGACTTTGTTGCTGATGGTGAAGAAGACGAAACAGCGGCTCGTCAAGCCACAAACATGGTCAGCAAAGTTGTCAATCAAATGAATGACCCGCATTTTGTGATGGAACGTTGGGCAATGGATAGTGTCATGCACAAAAACGGCATGATGATGATCAAGCCAGTTCGTGAGCAAATTGTTCGTTATGTAGAAACCAGCGGCACCGCAGACCAACTTCGTGCATTTGAATTACAAGCCGCAGAAGCAGGTTTAACTGCACTTCGCCAAAGCAAGCGCCGTGAAACAGTGGATATGATCAAAGTCATGGAAGAAGCCACACAATTGTTGGGCACACAAAAAACAGAATATGCCAAAGGTGTTGCTCAAAAGTTCATGCTGGACATTACAGAAAGTGATGAAGCAGCCCAACAGTTTGGTGAGCAAGGTGATGCTATTGTTCAAGGCAACCTAGACGAACAAGAAAGCATTATTCAAGACAGTATTCGTCGCAACACCACTTACAAAGCCAAGTATAAATTAACTGGCTACAACATCAACATTCGTTTCCACCCTATTGCACAGCACTACTGGATTTGTGATCCAACTGTGCCTGAAATGAAAGATCAACCATTCTGTGGTTACTACGACCCAATGACAATTCAAGAAGCCTGCGAATTATATCCAGGTATTGACCTGGAACAGTTCCGTGAGTATGCAGAATACAACATGAACGGTGCTTACCAAGCAGGTAGTGTGCTAAACAACTTGGCTATCCATGCTCGTGACTCAGTTCCAGTTATGGGTATTCCTGTAAGTTCAGCCGCAAGTGCTGACCCTGATAGCAGACAAGTATCTATCGTTACTGTTTGGAACAAGTATGACATTGACGGTGATGGTGAATTAGAACTGGTGGAACTTATCTATAGTGGTAGTTACATCATTAGTGCTAGAGAAGTAGAGTTTATTCCAGTAGCCAACATGTGTCCAAAGCCCCTGCCAGGAAACTTCTATGGTATGAGTATTGCTGAATCAGTGATTCCCATGCAAGAATACCAAACAAGTGCGGCGCGTGCTGAGATTCAATTGGGCTTGCTAACTGCTACACCTCGTATTGGTGTCAAGCCAGACCGTGTGGATTTTGAAATGATGCAAGATGGCGAAAGTGCAATCTTTATTCTTGACTCAAAATTCGATCCTGCCAAAGACATTTACCAAATGCCACCTCCAAGCGGCAATTTGCAATTCTTAGAAGTTGCAATGAATCGTATTCAACAAGATACCATGGCCATGGTAGGTATGACTACACCACAAGATGTATTCAATCCAGAAGTTATGGCTCCAGGTAATAGTGGTATCAAACTACAAATGGCGTTATCGCCTAACCAAATTATTCAAGACAACACAGTTCGCAATGCCGCAGAAGGTTTAAAAGAAGCCTTATGGTTGGTATGGCGCACCCTGATTCAGTATGGCGATGACTATGGTGTCAAGAAATTGGCACAAAGCAGTCACCCAGACAAAAAGCCAGAGTTCCTAGACTTCCTAGCATGGGACGACATGAACTTCTGTGATCGCAAACAAGTGCATTTGGAATTGGCATTGGGCATGATGAGTGATGAAAACGCCCTGGGCCGCTTGCAAATTATCCAAAAGTGCCAAACAGACTTGTATCAAATGGTTCAAGGCATGGTTGGTGCTGGCAGTTTGACACCAGAAATGTTCAAGAAAGTCAAAAAGCCGTTTGAAGATACCTTGTATGTATTGGGTGTAAAAGACTGCAACACATACTTGCCAACTGATGAAGAAGTCATGGCTATGATTGAAGCAGGTAAAGCCGCAGGTGCAAACAAGCAGCCAAGCCCAACAGATCAAAAGGATATCAGTGCGGCAAAGTTGAACGACACCAAATCCAAACAAATTGAAGCAGAAATTGCTGGCACTGATGCCAACTCGCAATTGAACTTTATGAGTATGGCGGCTGGCAAACCAACTGACTACAACAACTGATAACTACAATTTTAAGGAAACGCAATGATTAGTGAAGAAGCAGTTGATGCCTACAATCGTAGGCTCACAATTGACACAAGTAATGTTAAGAAACTCACGCCAAGTCAGCGAGATGCTGTAAAAAGTTATGGCAGTTTGGCAGAAGCCCTGCTGAAAAATCGTGACTTGGCCATGTTCATACATCACTTCAAGTTTGAAGTAAATGACAGTTTGGCAAATATTCGCACTCACACCGCTGACGCAAATGCAGAACGAGTGGCCTTGGCAAACCAATTAACTGGCATTGATAGTTTTGTGAATACACTGAAAAGTGCTGTTTATAAACGCACAGTGCTGTTGAGAGCAGAAACCACAGAAAATATTTCGACAGAACAATAAACAAATACTAAATAAACATACAGGTAATCAGTAATACTGACCCTATACAATTTAAGGATAGATATGACAGATACAACGACAAGTCCTAACACCCCAGGTGCGGATACTAGTCAAAGCGCAGTTCCAAGTTTGGACTCTATAGCACAGAAAATGACCGCAATGCGTGAAACCACCCTGCGTAATCAAATTCGTGCCACTGAACCAACTGCAACAGGTCAAGACGATGCGGCAGCAGACTCAAGCCCTGTAGCACCCAGCGATAATGCTGATGCTGAAGTTGCTGATACCAGCGATACAGAATATGCAAGCGACAATCAAGAACATGAAGCCCAGCACGAAGATGCTGTAAGCAACACCAGTACGGATTCTAGTGCAGACGAATTGATTGACTTTATTGAGTTCGCAGAAACGAACCCAAACGCCAAATTCAAATTTATGAAGAATGGTAAAGAAGTTGTCATTGATGCCAAGAAAGCCGCAGCCATTCTAGGTCAAGGTAGCGCAATACACGAAGAAGCACGCCAACTAAAAGTTGATAAGGCAGAGTTTGAGGAATACTTGAACGATGTGCGATCAAGACAAGAAGGTTTGACTTTGGCAATGGAATTTACTGTGCAACCCAAGTTGCAGAAAGCCTATGATGAGATTTTAAAAACACAATCTTATCAAACAACTTTCCAACAGCAGTTAGCACAAACCCGTGATCCAGCGCAAATTGCGCGGATTCAGGCAGGCATGCAACAGAACGAACAATATATTCGCCAGCAACAACAAGTCATTGGACAGTTGAAGCCAGCAGTAGATCAGTTCAGACAAGTGCGTGCTCAACAGGTAGTGGAGCGTTTAGATCATGCTCGTAAGAACTTTACTGACAAAGAATTGAAAAATGAATTTGTCTTTAATGAAGTGCGAGAAAAGATTGCAAAACTATGGCCTGAAGCACAGGGTGAGATTATTCCAGGAGTTGCCAATAT